AAGCAGCGGATCATTGCTGGTCAGTGGCAGTGTCGCGTCTGCGAGTACGGCGCTCTCGACGCGGCGGAGGAGATTGCACGCCGAGAGCGCGTCGACGCGGCGCGATCCCTGTTCGACGCGGCCGACTTGTCGAAGGCGATGAGCAAGATGTCAAACGACGAGCTTCGTCAGACGGTCCTCGACTCGATGGACGGACTCGCGCCCGACTCTCCGCTGTACCACCTCCTGGGCGAGCTGGAGATCAGGGTCCGCGTCCTCGAGACGTTCAGGGAGAGCTGTCCTCTGATCGAGTACAGTCAAGCGATGGTCGCGGCGAGGCTTGGACTCGAGGACGGTGACAAGTGAGGATCGTCGCGCTGGTCGCGCTGCTCGGCGCTTGCGCGACGGGTGTTGAGATCAGCGGCGATGACCCCGACGCGTCGCCCAGGGTTGGCGTCGACGCGAGCGAACCGGTGCTCCTGCCATGCGCGATCGGGGACTGCCTCACGGCTCAGTGTCTGCGAGACCAGATCGAGACGTGCGGCGAGTGTCGCACGTTCCGGTGCGAGACGCACGCGATCAACGTCTGTCAGCGACGCTGTCTGCCACCGGAGCCGTGACGTGGGTCGGTACGGATACCGGGTCGAGAACGTCGTCGAGAAGCGTCGCTGCTCACGGTGCGAGGGCATCGGCAAGAGGTTCGCGGACCAGCTCGCGCGCGAGTGCGTTAGCGACACCTGGTCAGCACGCGTCGGCGAGATGCTGCGAGACTGCGCGAGGTGCGGCGGTCGGCTTGACTACGAGGTGGTCACTCCGCGAGCCGTGGTCACTCGCGACGGCGGCGACACCTGGGCGATCAGCGCGGCGACACCGCGCGAGGCTGCCCGACGAGCAGAGGAGTGGCTCGACCTACACAAGCCGCGATGGCGCGAGGCCGACGCGTACGTGAGAGAGATCTGGTGATGTTCGGGTTCATGTTCGAGAACGGGTCGATCCACTGGCTGTCGAAGATGGATCTCTCACTCCCGTCGATGCCACGATTCGAGTCGGTCTGCGGCGGGACCTACTACAACTCGCTCGTGTTCTTCGGGAACTTCGACGAGACGCGGCGGCGATGCGAGGACTGCGACCGATTGCTAGTTGAGATGGGGGCGAAGGACTTTGAGGCACCGAACGTGGATCCGCATCTCGAACATGCGGAACAATACAATATTACCGTTCACTCGGCGATTAGGGCGATCGACCGATCGCTGGTCGACGAGGTGATTCGTCGGCTAGTAGACAGGAATCTCGCCGATCGGCGATTCACGATCCCAGCTGAGCTAGTTCCGACTGCCGAAGAGCTTTGGGTGGAGGCGGCGGCGGCAGTCGCCGAGGAAGTGCAGGATCCTTGCACCTGTCCAAACTGGTACTGGAACGTCGGCGTCGGCGATCGCGACGGAGCGCATCATGGAACCTGCGCTCTGTCCGCCGAGCGTTCCGCCGACAGCGACCTCGACGAGGACATGATCGAGCGGTTCAAGAACCTAGAACTGGAGTGATTGATGAGTGAGCCATGTCTGTGCGGCGACCCATATTGCGGGAGATGCTTCCCAGGACGACAGGGCGACGAGGATCAGGAGGTGTGCGTCCGTTGTCGCGTGTCTTTGTACACGACACCAGAAGACCTCGAGCCTGCGAGTATCGACACGTTCCCGTGGTGTTCGGAAGAATGTCGAGACATAGATGCCGACGACGAGTTGCGCGACCAGTAATTCTGATGTCGCCGGCGCTTGTCCTGATCCCACGGACTGTGGTATAAGGTTTCCCGTAGATGACGCCAGAATATGATGTCACGCTCCGCTTCCTGCGATTGCTCTATCCAGACGGCCCCTGGATGCTGACGGCGATCTCGACAGACAAGAAGCGAATCACGTCGACGACGTTCGTTGACTCGTCAGCCGATCAACCGGTGATTACCTGGTTGACAGAACACGGGGGCAGGAACCTGTACTACTCCGTGAACAGGCCGCTGGAGACCGCGTACGACAGGAAGAAGCTCCACAAGGAGCGGATCGCGGCGGTCCATTATCTTCATGTCGACGTCGATCCACGCGCTGGTGAGGACATAACGTCTGAACAAGCGAGGATCGAGAAGCTGCTGAGTGAGTACAAGATCGAGCCGTCGCTGACAGTGTTCAGCGGTGGCGGATACAATGCTCTATGGAGGCTGTCCGATCCAGTGCCGATCGCCGAAGGCGCGCTCGACGATCAACAAGCGTTAGAGCGAGCGACTGACGTCGAGCGTCGTAACTGGCAGTTGGAGCTGGACTTCTCGACGCCGGATCACTGTCGTGACATCAATCGTATCTTACGACTACCGGGGACGGTCAACTGGCCGGACAAGAAGAAGCTGGAGCGCGGTCGCGTTCCCGCGCTCGCGACACTTGCTCAAGTCGCTGACCGGTCGTACTCGTTGTCTCAGTTCGGCGCGACGCCGGTCGTGTCCGTCAACCAGACAGCGAACCAGACTACCAAGATCTCGGTTAACGCGATCAGGCGGATAGAGGACATCGACGAGCTTGACGAGTGGGAGGTGACGGAGCGGCTCAAGATAATGGTCGTCCAAGGACACGACCCGGCGAAGTTCGACGGCGACCGGAGCAACCCGCTCTATTACGTCTGCTGTGAGATGGTTCGGTCCGGTGTTCCAGACGAAGTGATCCTCGGCGTCATCACCGACGCGAAGTGGGGGATCAGCGAGTCGGTCCTGGACAAGGGTAGTCAAACGCAACGTTATGCGATGAGACAGCTCCAGCGAGCGCACGACTACGCCATCGATCCGCGGCTCGCGAAGATGAATGAGCGCTTCGCCGTCATCCTGGGCTACGGGTCGCAGACTGTCGTAATGGTGGAGCGCGGCCACCTGAACCCGAGAACCGAGCGATGGGAGCCGATATTCCAGTCCTTCCGCTCGTTCCGGGACCGGGTCAAGTCGTTACCTGACGTCGAGACAATGGTCGGCGACAAGGTGAAGATGATACCGGTCTTCGACTGGTGGACGCGGCACCGCCGACGACGGGAGTACTACGGCGTCGGCTTTGAGCCGACCCTCAGCATGGACGACCATTACAACCTTTGGAACGGGTTCAGCACTCAGCCGCAACGTGGTGATCGCCACGAGAGACTGTTGACGCATGTCTTCGAGAACGTGTGTGACGGCTCACAGGAGAGATACGACTACCTCATCAAGTGGATGGCACGATGCGTCCAGCAACCGAGAACACAGTCGATGGTCGCTCCGGTACTACTGTCAAAGGAGTTCGGCGTCGGTAAGAGCGTGTTCACAGACTTCTTCGCTAAGATCTTCGAGCCGCACTTCTACATCGCGTCTGACGTGAGCGAGTTGACCGGCAAGTTCAACGCGCACCTGCGATCGTGTCTGTTAGTCATCGCCGAGGAGGCGTTCGATCTCCGTGACAAGCGTCACGAGTCCGTGCTGAAGGAGCGCATCACTGGGCGGATGATCGGCCTTGAGCCGAAGGGCGTGGATCGTGTCCTTGTGCCGAACTACATGCACCTGATAATGACGTCGAACAAGGAGCGAGTCGTACCAGCCGGTGATCACGAGCGTCGCTACTTTGTCCTCAGGGTGAACCCGAGACGGATGCAGGACAGCGACTACTTCTTACCGATCGTCGAGGACTCCGCGAGGGGTGGCGTGGCGCACCTGCTCCATCACCTGCTGAACGAGGTCGACCTGACCGGCTATGACGTGACCGACTTCCCGCGCACTGACGCGCTGCAAGAGCAGCAGGAGCACAACCTCGCGCTGGAGGCCCAATGGCTCTACGACAAGCTCGAGGTCGGCCAGTGGCTCCCAGGGTTCGGTTGGGAAGACGCGATCCCGAAACCGGCGCTGTATGACGACTACTGCACGGCGATGAGCGGGATGAATGTTCGATTTATCAGGAGTCGTCGTGCATTCCACCGGTTCATCCTTCGGGAGATACCGACGGCGCGGACCATCCAGATCTATCATAAGGACGAACGGCCGATGGCCTTCGTGTTTCCACCGCTCGTCGAGTGTCGCCACAGGTTCGACGAGAACAGGGGATGGGCGACGAAGTGGATAGAACCGGTACCCGAGCGCGGGAAGCAGAATATCATACCGATGAGAGGTGAACCATTTGAGTGATACAGTCTGGATAGTTCACGGTACGCTACGCTCGCGCACTACCTTCTGGATGTCCGTGCACGAGACGAAGCGGAGCGCCTGCGACGCGGTCGTGGAATTGGCCGCAGCTCCGCTCACTGGGATGACGATCAAGGAGTATCGCGACGGCGTCCGGGAGCAGCTACGACTGTTCCTCGAGTCGACGACTGAAGTCGGTATCTGCGTCCAGATGGGCGACGGCTGGATCTCGATCCTCCGCAAGCTGGTCAGGTCATAGATGACCGACCCAAAACAGTGTCACTGCGGCGCGCGCGGAAGGGTCTTAGATGGTCGCAGCAATGTTAGCGGTCAGTATAGAAGACGGTACGAGTGTCAGTCGTGCGGCGTCAGATGGACGACCTACGAGCGGAGGAAGCGATGACTGATCCAGCAGTCAAGACGCCGCAATTCGCGCATCAGGCGGAGGTCTACCGAGCGCATCGCAACGACGAGGCGTTCGCCCTGTTCTGGGAGATGGGCCTCGGTAAGACGAAGGTGATGATCGACGTCGCGTCTCACCTGTTCCTGTCGGGCGAGATACGACAGCTTGTCGTCATCGCGCCGAACTCCGTGTATCGGAACTGGATCGATGAGGAGATCCCGAAGCATATGTCGGCGCCGCACTTCGCGATGGCGTATCCGCGACGCTCTACGCGAAACGATATCGTAAAGCGACAGGTGTACCTCCGCCGTGATTACAGACCGAGGGATCTTCGAGTCCTCGCTATCAGCTACGACTCGATAGGCAAGACGGACCACGGCTTCAAGTTCGCCTGCGAGGCCGTGAGCCAATTCCCGACCATGATCGTGGCGGACGAGTCCACGTGTCTCGGGAAGCCGTCCTCGAAACAGTCGAAGCGATGCAAGATCGTTCGCGAGGGGGCGCTCTTCAGGTGGATCGCGACTGGGACGCCCGCGACGGAGGGTCCCTTCAAGGTGTGGTCCCAGATCGACTTCATCGACGAGACGTTCTGGAGGACGCTCGGGATGCGAAGTTTCAGCGCGTTCAAGGCGCAGTTCGGCGTCTTCGCGAACCAGCGACTCCGGAATGGTAAGACGTTCCCAAAGTTGACGGAGTACAGGGAACTCGGTCGGCTGAACCGGCTGATCTCGTCCGTCAGCTCCCGACTTCTCAAGGAGGACTCCGGAATCGATCTGCCACCTAAGACCTACGTGAGGAGGTCCTACGAGATCACCGGCGAGCAGGCGTCTCACTACGAGCGCGTGATCAGCGAGTACCACACTCAACTGTCGAACGGGTGGGTCGTCGATGCACCGATGGCACTCAGCAGGATCATACGACTGCAGCAGATCGTGTCCGGGTTCGTGTCCGCCCAAGAGATGCCAGAACCGGGCGAGGAGGTTGGCGAGGAGATACCTCGCGAGATATTCGATATCGTCAGCCCCGAGAACAACCCCCGCATCAAGGCGCTCGACGAGATCCTCGACGAGGCTCGCGGGAAGGTGATCGTCTGGTGTCGGTTCGTCAGAGAGATCGACCAGCTCAAAGCTCACCTGGGCTCAACGGCTGTTCGGTTCGACGGTCGGGTGTCGTCGTCGCGTCGTCAGGAAGTGTTGCGCGAGTTCAAGAGCGCCGGCGGACCGAGAGTGCTGATAGCGAACGTCGACGCGATCGCGTACGGGGTGACATTGACCATCGCGAAAACGATGGTCTACTACTCGAATAATTTCAGCTTAGAGAAGAGACTTCAGTCGGAAGACCGGTTCCACCGAATCGGTCAAGATAGTCCGGTGCTGATTGTGGACTTAGTCGCTGAGCGTCCGAAGGGACATGACCTGCTGCGAACCATCGACCACCACGTCGTCGACATGCTCAGGAATAAGTACGACATCGCCGCTCAGGTCACAGGTGACCGGTTCAGGGAGTGGATATCATGAGTCATGTCTTCGTAGTTCAACGTCAACACAAGCTCGTTCAAGCAACGAATGAGCTTGTCCCCAAATTTGACCTGACGCCGGCCGAGAAGTACGGGGAGCTAATCTTCCTGCTGTCGCCGACGGCGCGTCCGTACAACCCTCAGCCGGTGATCGACGATCTGCGGCGAAGTCTTGCCGGCTACACCAGCGACGACTACTTGCTCCTGATCGGTAATCCAGTACTCATCGGACTAGCGATGAGTGTGGCTGCACGATCGGGTGATGGTCGTGTGAAGCTGCTCCAGTGGAGCGGTAAGAAGCAGGAGTACATCCCAATCGAGGTTGACCTCGGATAAAGGAGCGCGATAGTGAGTGACAAGAGGATAGAGGACTACGTCGACAGCAGCGGCGAGACGGTCAGCCCAGGTGATCAGCTGAATAACGTGATCACGGAGCTGGCGAAGCTCGAGCTGCTTCGCCAAGACCTGTCGGAGAAGTTGGAGAGCGTCAACAGCAGGATCAAGATCTACAGAGAGACTATCCTGCCGTCCGCGATGGAGGAGGTCGGCGCGAACGAGTTCGTGACGAAGGCTGGCCTGAAGGTGGTCGTGAAGCACCAGATCTTCGCGTCTTTCCCGAAGGACGCTGAGCGTGCTGAGCGCGCGTTCGAGTACCTCCGACAGACCGGCAACGACGGTCTTGTGAAGCACGCCATCACCATCTCGTACGGCAGGGAGTCCACCGAGATGGCCGACGCCGTGATGGTGAAGCTCGAGGAGATGGGCGTCGGTGAGCAGGCGAAGGTCGAGCGAGCCGGCAAGATCCATCCACAGACACTGCTGAAGTTCCTGCGCGATGAGCGGAAGGCGGGACGTGGTGTCCCGCTCGAGGATTTCGGCGCCTTCGAGAAGATCGTGGCCGAGATCAAGTTCTAACCGTTAGACAGACAAAGGAAGACAGACATGGCGAAGAAGAAAGACGCAATACAGAAGACCGACGTGGACGAGAGCTTGTACCTCGCGCCCGACGAGGTCGCGGACGACGGCTTTGGTGACGACAGTGATTTCATCACAATGCCGATCGTGTCGCTCTTGCAGAGCAACTCTCCCGCGGTGGAGGACGAGCGCGCGAAGGCGGGTCAGTGGTGGCATACCGTCACCGAGATCGCGTACGACGCTCCGCTGTTCGTGCCATCGTTGATCCAGCGGGTCTACGGCGAGTTCACCCCGCGCGACGACGGCGGCGGGTTCCATGGACATCACGCGGCGGACAGCGAGGTGGTCAAGCGTGCGCTCGCCGAGTCGACCGAGTTCGGCAAGTTCTTCACGCCGGACGGTCATGAGCTGATCGACACGTTCCACCTCTACGGCGTCCTGTGCGACGACAGTCAGCCGATCGCGATGGCCGTCGTGCTGATCAAGCGGACCGCCATCAAGCCCTTCAGAGCCTGGCGGAACCGGCTCCGGATGTACCGGCTCCTCGGTAAGCGGACGCCGCTGTCGGCACACCTGACGCGACTGAGCGCCGTCAAGAGGAAGAACGAGAAGGGCTCGTTCTACGTGCCGTCATTCTCGCCGGCTCTCGAGGACTCCGTGTTCGAGAGTCTTCTCCGCCTTGACGACTCGCGCCGGATTGGGAGCGAGGAGGTGCGGAACCTCGTGCTCCAGGGGAACGTCCGCGTCGAGCATGACCAGGACGACGGCGAGATCAGCGAGGACGATCGGGCGAAGATCCGTGCGGAGGACGCCGACGCTTTTGGTTAGGAGGTGCAGATGAACTAGGACACGAAAGGGTATGGGACGGCGGGCGATCAGGGTCCAAGGTCGCTCGCCGCCCAGTTCCCTCTAAGAGGTTGCTGAGATGAGATTCACAAGACATCAGGAAGAAGCGCTCGACCGGACGGGACGTTGGATACGGGACCCATCGTCAGATCAAGTCTTCCGCCTGTTCGGCTACGCCGGGACAGGGAAGACCACTCTCGCGAAATATCTCGTCGAGAATGCGCCGGGAAGATGGTTCTTCGCAGCGTACACCGGGAAGGCGGCTCACGTTCTCAGGCAGAAGGGCTGCTCGGGCGCGATGACGATCCACTCGCTGATCTACCGACCGGCGGGAGAGTCAAAGAAGAAAGAGCTTGACGCGCTGGACTACAAGATCGCCGGATGTCGGCGCGACATCGAGGCGCTGTCGTCCGATACGCGGGCGCTCGCTGACGCTCAGCTCGAACAATACCTCCTCCGTCTCATGAGGCTACGCGAGCGCGTCGCGGCCGACAATGAGCCGCAGTTCGCACTCTGGGCGAACAGCCCACTCGCGGAGTATGACGTGACCGGTATCGTCGTAGACGAGGTCTCAATGGTCGACGAGCACCTCGCACGAGATCTCGAGTCTTTCGGTAAGAAGGTCCTCGTGCTCGGTGACCCGGCTCAGCTTCCACCAGTCGGGGGCGGCGGTCACTACACGTCAGCTCGACCGGACGTCATGCTGACTGAGATCCATCGTCAGGCGGAGGAGTCAGGCATCCTGCGTCTTGCGACAGCTGTCAGAAACGGCGGCGACTACAGGTCCATCTCGTCCGGCGACATAGAGCTGATGAGCGAGGAGGTGTGGTGGTCGGAGGCACGCGACGGTAGATACGCGTCGCGCGAGATGAACGTGTTCCCGCAGACTCTCTGCGGCACGAACAGGACACGACGCGCGATGAATGTCGAGGCGCGACGCTTGATCGAGTTCGACGACAAGCTCCCGATGGTCGGCGACAGGCTCGTATGCTTGAAGAACAATCGCTCGACCGGCGTCTACAACGGGTCGCAGTGGCGCGTCCTAGACGTGCAGTCCGACGAGACGGACGTGATGGACCTGGAGCTGCGCGACGCTGACGGCGAAGACACCGAAGTGAGGTACCTCACCGCGTGGACTCACCGGTTCTGCGGTCGCGGCGCAGAGCTAGACGGGATGCACCACTATGATCGTCGAGAGCACGACGACTTCGACTTCGCGTACGCGATGACTGTTCACAAAGCCCAGGGGTCGCAGTGGCCGGAGGTTGTGGTCTACGACCAGTCGCGCTACTTCCGGCGCGACGCCCGTCGCTGGCTCTACACGGCTGTGACCAGAGCTGCCGACAGACTGGTGATACTGTCGTGACTGTCGAGCGCAACGGGACGCCGATAGGGATCGTCAAGGGTGGCCACGCCATCATGCTCGCGGTCGAGCTACCGTCCAGATTGAGTACAATCGCGTCCACCTGGGCGAACCGGTCGCCGGCAAACCGCTCCGTCGTGGAGAACCCTCACATGACGCTCCTCTATGTCGGTCGGAACCTACCGAAGATCGTCGGCGACGTCATGCTGGAGGTCGCAGAACGTATGATCGGCGACATCCCGCGAAGCCTGACGCTGACCGGCGCGTACGACATCTTCGGGTTCGGTCGATGTATGGTAGCGACGATCGAGCAGAGCGATCAACTGTCTCACGCGCGATCGTCGATAGCGGAGAGCATTCTCTGGGGCGTCGGCGACGAGCACCAGATCCTGGACGAGAAGTTCGGCTTCAATCCGCACGTGACTCTCGTCAAGAGTCGAGCAAAAGAACGACTCCGCAATCCGGCGAACGTCGTGTCGCGGAAGATGCGGGTCACGGGCGTCGTAGTGAAGATCGGCGCGACAATTCACACACTGGAGATCAAGGGATGAGCGACGAGTTCGTGGAGTTGGAACTGGAGTTCCGAAGGGAGCTGATGGCGGCTCTCGTGTTCTTCGACGGCGACCGGGAGTACGTTCTGCCGAAGAGTCAGGTGGAAATAGTCGCGGAGGGGAACGAGGGTCTCTGGACAATCGAGATCCCGGAGTGGCTCGCCGTCAAGGAGGGACTGGCATGATCAGAGCCGAGCACTTCTGGGAGTACATTCGCGAGCGCGAGCGCGTGAGGCTGCGACGCCGAACCGGCGTCGCTCCGTCCGAGTGGACAGAGGACCCGATCCTCAAGACGTACTCCTTCACCAATGTGAAGCGCGCTCACGATCGAACATCGGCTCTGTTGATCAGGGAGTTCTACTCGAAGCATCGACTGACGCACCCGAGTCCAGTCGCACTCCTGAACGCCGCGATATTCCGGTACCACGGTATCATCGAGACGGCGCGATCCCTGGGCTGGCATCGCCGATGGACTAGTGTCGAGAAAGAGCGCATGATGAATAACGACCTGCGTCGCATCGCCATCGGTGAGAAGGTGTGGACGTCGTCGTACATCATTCCCAACTGTGGCTCTACGATGCCGAAGCATCGCGTTGTCGCGTCCATCATAGACGCGATCTGGGGTGCCGCCGCGGAAGTCGTCGATAACGTCCGGTGGGAGCTGATGAGCCGCAGACTGTGCGACGAATTCGGCGTCGGCGAGTTCATGGCAAAGGAGGTCCTCCTGGACTACATGCTGATCACCGAATGGTCTCCCACGGACTGGAGCACCTGGACGCCGATCGGCCCAGGTGCGCAGAGGGGAGCGTCGGTCGTGAAGTATGACGAGATCCGCAAGATCCCACGATGGGAGGCGCTCGCCGTGTGTCGTGAGCTGTACGATCAGCGACTCGACGAGTGGCCTGCCGACATGGTGGAGCTGGACCTGACAGACATCCAGTTCCAGCTCTGCGAGTTCGCGAAGTATGAGAAGGTGCGCAGGGGTCTGGGCCGTCCACGTGGTTATTTCCGACCGACAGTGGATGACGTGACCCGTGCTCCAGGTCCGCGACTCGTCGTGTGAGCAAGGTAATCTCGGCAGTGGCGACGCTCACCTTGGGTGTCGTCCTCGCGTTCGCGCCGTCGGTCGAGACGATCGACGGGTTCATTAACTGGGAGATGATAGATGGTGATAAATGTGAGGGGAACGCACGGCTCAGGCAAGACGACCGTGATCCGACGCGTGCTGGAGAACTACGTGCTCAAGCCACAGATCGTGCCGCGACGGAAGAGGCCATTCAGCTACATCGGTTCCGCCGACGGGTTGAAGAGCGTCTTCGTGCCAGGGCACTACGAGACGCCGACAGGTGGATGCGATACGATCAACGGTCCGGAGATGATCTACGACGCGATCAGGACTGGTGTCGCCGCCGGTCTAGAGGTCCTGTTCGAGGGGATCGTGGCGCAACACAGCACGAGTAGGATGATCGAGCTGACGAAGGAGACCGCGTGCGTCGTCGTTGTCCTCACAACACCGCTCGAGGCGTGCATCGAGTCGGTGATCGAGCGACGACACGCGGCGGGAAACATAAGCGAGTTCAACCCGCGCAACGTCGAGAAAGAGTGGAAGTCCGTGGAGTCGTCGACGAAACGGATGATCAGCGAGGGTGTCGACGTGCGACGCATGGACCG